ACTATCTTACCTTGAAACTGCGTTTTTCACAGTTATTTTTTCTTTTTAGTTGATTTTTTTGTAGTTTTTTTCTTCTTTCCCTTGCGTACAGAAGCTATGTAACCCTGGCATCTTGCCATTGCATGAGATTTTGCCATTTTTAACTCCTTTTTTTACGTTTTTTACGTCTATGCTGATATGTTATTTTCTTACTGCTTGTTTTTTCACGTTTGAACCTGGCTTTTTCACTTGCTGACATCTCTCCGACAGTCTTAGGTGTCTTACTTGATACACGTTTACTGGGTCGGCAAGCTGGATAGCCTCGTTTTTCGCCCTTTTTTCGGCCACAAGGTTTACCAGTTTTTACATCAACCCAATTTTCCTTAAACCAACGGGTAAGACCGCCACTACTTCTTGCCACGTTTAGTCTCCTTGCGGTAAGTTCCTCCACGTTTTTTGTACTCTCGTACAAGCCACGCATTAGCATAAGCACTTGGGTAAACCTTAAATTTACGTTTAGCCTCTGCTTTTACCCTAGAGTATAACGCTTTATTTACAGGAACATTCACTTCTCTTTTTACCTCCCTTTTTCTTTTTCTTCTTCTTTTTCATACCTGTGTGGTAGGGCATAGTAAAAATTAGGTAACTCTTAGTATATTCTAAACGAAGTTTGGCCTAATGTCTCTGGTTTGGCAAGGTTGAATTGTTGTAGACAAAGATAACCAAAAGCATCAAACGCATGGTCAACCCCCAGGTTTTTATTTGGTAAACCTGTATTTGGTGCATAAGTTAAAGTTCGTAATGCTTTTATCAATTCTTTACATCTTGGGTGGATAAATGTTCTTCGATCTCCGTTTGCGTCATACAAAGCTGTATTGATCGAAGTAATCTTATCTCTGATCTTCCAGGGAGATCTTGGACTCATAACTGTAAATCCACTCCTCCTAAGAATATTATGGTCCGTAACTCCGACTCCACTTGTTTTTCTCGCACTACCCGTTGGGTCAGGACAAGCAATAATTCGCCTGTCTACCCCATACCTCCTGATAACCTCCTCCGCAAAATCCCAGGTTGTAGCTCCACCCGTCAACATTATTTCATCGAACACATAAAGACAGTCGTTATGCTTTACCGCACAAATTCCTGCCATAGGGTCCACGTTAAAATCCAATCCCAAAATTAAAGGTAACATCTGTAAATCCTGGACTTCGGCACTAATATTGTCATCACTGAAACTGACGGCCACCAATCCCGTAAGATTTTCAAAACTTGCCTCAAACTCCTGCTTAAATGTTCTGCTATCTAGTTGGGCCTTCGCAGCCTCAACTTCCTCCGCTGGAACATTGCCCCCGTCTATTGTGGTAAAACTCCACCTTTTCCAATCTCCTGTATGATCTTCTGGAACGTAGCACCATAAATCGTAAAACCAGCTTGCCGTGCCATCGGGTGTTGAAATGAAAAGTGCCCACCCCTGTTTATCTGCCAGTGCTGGTCGAATAACCTGGAACCAAACGTCAGAATCCATAAACGCTGCTTCGTCTAGCACAACACCAGCTAAACTTCGACCTCTCAATGTGGTTGCGTTTTCTGTTCCCTTCAGTTCAATAAGTGAGTCATTTATTAGCTCAATCTTTAAATCTGTCTCGTTTTTTGATTTTATCCATTCTCTTGGTACGAGTTTCTTTAATTCTTTCCATGCAATGTCCTTTGCCATGCGATATGTAGGAGCACAATAAAAATATGTCTCGCCTGGTCGTTTGATCGCAGCATTTACAAGTTCGATACATGATAAATAGGATTTTCCAAATCTTCTGCCAGCCACCAGTACCCTAAACCTGTTTTTTGCATTGAACACCTCCCCCTGTGCCCACCTTAATGTCAGATTTTCTCTTGTTTTTACACTCATGTACTACAGATTAACCTTAATTTTGATTGATTTGCTAGTTTTTATCGACTAATTTGCTATTTTAAGGTTATTATTCAATTAATAACATAAGTTTCAGTCCGTGACAGAAGCAATCCTACAGAATTTTGACGATAGATCCGTTCCAAAGAAAAGAAATCCAGGGAGATCCCCTGATATGGTTATAGAACAAAGAAGACAAAGGTTATACAAAAGACAACTTGAAGGTCTGCCAGCAAGACATCTAGTTTTAGAACATTCTTCCAGAGAAGGAGTTTGTGTTAAAACCGCATGGAACGATTGGAAAGAAGTAACAAAGTGGAATGAGGAAGATTGGCAGAAGGATAGAGAAAATATGATAGCCAGGTTACAAGCTATGAGAGTTAGACTTTTTGATAAGGCTTGCAAAAAAGGTCAGTTTCAGACTGCTGCTCAAATATTAGACTCACTAGGTAAAGTAGTAGGAGAGAGTGTAGAGACTGTGAACATAAATGCTCCAGAACTAGCTATACGAATAGAAAATCAAAAAGATAGTTGACACTATTGTAGTATTGTACTATAATAAATAGTGTAGAAGGAAATAATTTTTAGATTTATCAGAAGGTTCAGGGTTCTACTATATGTAATATGTACATCTGCAACACCACCCCCCACCACCTCGCACCTCCTGGAAGTTGGGGAACAGGTAGGAGATCGGGAACGGGAACCACCACACCACCATAATTTTTTTTGTCTAAAATTTTTCTTACATCACATTGTCCTTTTTTGCCCTGGAGAACTTTCACAATAGCAACCGCACCAATAGATAATTAAAATTAGTAATTTACAAGATAACAAGAAAGAAAAGAAAAAACCCAAACAACAAAAACCACATAGCAATAATTATTTTATGACATAAAAAAAAACTCTTCCTGGAGTAGAAAGAGTTAATTAATTTTTTAATTTTGTTTAGTTAGCTTTTACAATTTCAAAAAATAACTTTAATTGTCTTTCTCCATTGTAAAAACTTTTTTTACTTCCTGATAGTCTCAAACTTTTTGGTGCTTGCTCTATCCATTTTAAAATTTCAGAATCCATAATTAATTAATAATTGATTAGTAAATACTTCCTGGTAAAACTATTTTTAAAATGTAGTTGGTTTTCTGTTGCATACATAAACATGTAGTTGTCTATATTATTTTTAAAATCAACAGATTTTCTTTTTGCAATTTCAAAAGCTAGTTTTGGATTGTCAAAAAATTTGTGGTTATACTTCATAATCTTAATTTAATCCCTGTAAGTATTGAGAATATGAAGTAAGAACATTACTTACTTTTTGTGTGGTTTCTGTTCCCCTGGTTACTGCATCAATTTTAAAATCTCTAATAGTTAGAAATCCTTGAACACCAATAATAGAAACACAAAGAAGATAAACAAAAAAATTAAGTTTTTGCATTTGTTTTAGGTAGGGAGTGTAAAAAATTTGTCTCCGCTTAATATTAATTATAAACCCTTTACTACTGTTACACAATAGAAAGAGTTTACAATCTTTAATAATTTAATATTTATTTAATTTTTTGTTATTCTCCAGGTTAACTATTTTCTAAACTATCAACTAATAAATCTCTTTTATTTTCATCAAAATTACCTGACATTCTAGAAAATAATTGATAGGTATTATTTTCGTTTAATATTTCATCAGCTAATACATAAGCCAACATATTTGCAGTTTTTTCTTCATCAGTAAAATCTGTTGTTACTTCTCCAAAATTAGATTGTTCATAATCTTTTATCTTATCAATAGCTTCAAATACACTTTCTTTTTCTAACCATTTTCTGGCCTGGTTATATCCGATTATAAAATAATCTTCATTAATTAAATAATGGTGTAAATCATTAATATCATTATCTAATCCTACATCATCTTGTAGTTGTTGTATTAGATAATCTTTTACATCTTGTTTTAAAATATTCATTTTTTTATGCCTCTATTGGATTATTTTTTACCCATTCCATATAATCTTTTTCTCTTTCAATTTCCTCTAATATTCTTTTTTGATGAAAATCATTAAATCTTTTTTCTTTTTCTTCTTCGGTTAAATTATCCCATTCTAATTTTTCTATTACTTTGTTTAATTCAGTAATAGCATTATTAGAAAATTGTTTGATAAATTGTTTTTTATCTTGTTTAATTGCATTTTTAATACATTTTTGAACTAAACAATTTTGAAATTCTGTTAAATCCATAATATTTAATGAGAAGTGAATAAAAAAAAATCTTCTCTATAATTTGTATTGTAGTACAATAGAGAAGATATGTAAACAACCAGGAAGAAAAATTTTTATTTTCTTTTCATAATAGGCATTATTAAATATTTAAGAACTGGATTAAATCCCTCTAAGGTTTCAAAAGGATTTTTAATATCCCAGGAAGCAGTAATTACAAATGGTGTTGTAGGTTTATTACCATTAAAAGTAATTGATTTTTCCTTTGATAATCTTTTAACCTGGTTACAAAATTGCCCTATATAGTCACAATTAAAAGAAAATTCCTTTTCAAAATTATTAGTAAACGAATCAGGTATTAACTGTTCAACATTCGGATAAGTTCCCTCTAATTGTTGATAATGAATGGAAGATAAGAAAATTTCTTCATTCATAAAAGTAATTAAATTGTCAGTAATTAAGACTTTAGTTGCCTGTTTAATCTGACTTTTAAAAACCGAACCAGGAATAGTAATATTTTTATTTAGTTTAAAGCCTAATTGATTATTAGGAAACTTAAAATAAAATAATCTGTAACCATCAGTAGATGCAACAGTTATTTCTTCATTTTCAACTTTTAAATGAACACCCCACAAAATTTGCTTTGAATGATCCTTAGATACAAATTGACTAGCTAATCTACATATTTCATATGGAATAGTAGCAATATTAGTTTCATTTTCATATATGGCATATGGACTTGAAACCTGGTTTACTGTTGTTGTTGACATTTTTTTATTAGTGAGAGGGAATAAGGTAAACTCTCAACTAATTAAAATATTACATTAGATATTATGTAGTGTCAATGAAATTTTATCTATTATCTTATAGACTCTATAATTAAACTTGATATTTCCCTTATCTAGTCTTATAACTTTAATTAATGAACTTACTATAAAAAGTAGTTCCCAGGTGCTAAAAGTTAACTCAACTTTGTTGCTATCACTAAATACTCTAACTTTTTTCATAATTTTTGCAAAATGAATGTATTTTCAACATACCAGGAATTTACATTAAAGGCCAATTTTATTTTATGAAAGTGAGAATTTTTTTATTTACAAAATGAAAATACTACTGTAATATAGTAAGGAACTTAGTTTTTTAGACTAACCAAAATGAAAATTTCTGAAAATTCTCAAAGTCAATTCATTGATTATGTTTTAGACTTTTACGGCCAAGGTGGTATATATCCACTAGCCGATCCAATAATCAGCAACAAATTTGTTGAACGTAATGACGTTTTAAAGGCATTTAAAAAATACAAAAGCCTTTTAGAAAATGCAAGATTACTACGAACCAACTATACCTGGGGTGGTGGTGATAGTTTAGACAGAGAAAGAGTAAGAGATATTCTCTTACAGAATTACAACTTTCAATGGACTAAGTAAAATGAAAAGATTTCATATCATCGCAATGAATTGCAGAATAAATGAGTTAATGGAAGAACACCAGGTAACCATTATTCGTCTTATAAATAATTTAGCTGCACATTCATTTATATATCAACAACACGCTATGCGTAGGATTGAAAAAATTTCTATTGAAAATCCTTACGTTGATGACATTCCAGGTTTTGAAAAGTTGACTATGAACTTGGAAGAAGATGAATAGAAGTGAAGCAATAAATCTAGCCTTAACTTTATTTCGTCAAGACCTGGATAGAAATGATGTAGTTACTACATTGATGAAATCCAACATTCCAGAATCTACTGCTTATAGATATACCAAAAAAGCCCTTGAACAGTATGAATGGGAAGAAGATAAGCAAGACGATTCAAAAAAGTGTTTTGAACTTAAAGCCCTGGACACTATATATAAGGCTATGAAATGGGCTGAAACAAACAAAGATACAGAGTTGGCTGTTAAATATGCCAACCTATATATCACTAACAAAAAGAGGTTAAAAAAATGAAAAAACAAAGACTTTTACTTGATAGAGCAGCTTTCCTGGATTGGAAGTATGCAGACTATGAAGAAGATTGGCGAAGTGCTGTTGATTTAATTCAATGCAAATTAAGTAATCAGAATGAAGCAACTATTAGTTTAGATGAACTGGTAGAGGAAGCTGATATGATTCCTAGTCAATGTATTAATAATCCAGAAGAAATCTCTAAAGAATTTAAAGATGAATACTGTGATCTATTTGATGATGGAGATATTATGGAAGTCTCCGCACCAAGTGAAACTTATTATGTGGAGTGGGAGTAATGGACTCATTTATACACAACCACCAATCTGCACTTGATAGTTTTATGGAAGATAAAGCTATCCAGGT